TACCGGACGCGGTCGCGGCCCCGTGCTTCTTCGTGGCCGAGGTCGACGTCAACTACGACAAGGCCATGGGCCGCAAGCTCGACGAGCTGCTGTTCACCTGCCGCGCGCTGATCGGCAGGGCCGATGACCGCACGTCTCAGCGCATTCTCGACGGCCTGCTGTCCGGGAGCGGCCCGGCCTCGCTCAAGGCGGCGATCGAGGTGGCGCGCGGGGCGCCCGGCGAGATGGCCCTCGGCGGCCTGGCCGACGACCTCCACCTTCAGCGCGTCCAGGGCTACCGCTGGTACGAGCACGAGGGCACCACCTACGTGGGCGCCGAACTGGTCATCAAGGTCATCGGACCGGGAGACATCTGATGAGGATCCGTATTACCCAGCAGCAGCCCGCCGGCGCCGTCCTCGACGGGGTGCCGTGGCCGGACGAGGGCGAGGAGATCGAGCTGCCCACCGCGCAGGCCGCGCACCTCGTCGCCTCCGGCGTCGCCGAGGAAGTCGTCGAGGGCGAGCCGAAACCGAAGCGGCGCAGCAGGCCGCGTGACGAGGGCGAGGGGTGACGTGTCGACGATCCTGACCAACGTCCGCTGCTTCGCGGTGGGCGTCGACCTGACCAGCAGAAGCAACAAGATCGAGCTGTCGGCGGAGGTTGCGGAGAAAGACTCCACGAACTACGCCTCGAACGGCTGGGGTGAAGTCCTCGGCGGGCTGGCCTCGGCCGAGCTGACGGGAGAGGGGCAGTGGGAGGCGGGCGATGCCGCCAAGGTCGACGACGCCTCGTGGTCTCAGCTCGGCGGGGTCGGCCCCTGGTCGGTGAGCGGCAACAGCTCGGCGGCCGTCGGGGACCTCGCCTACCTGGTCAACGCGATGCGCTCGGCCTACAAGCTGGGCGACGCGGTCGGCGAGGTCGCCCCGTGGACCGGCACCGCCAAGTCCGCGTGGCCGGTGGCGCGCGGGCAGTTCGCCCACCCGCCCGGCACCGCCCGCACCGCGACCGGCACAGGCACCGGCCTCCAGCTCGGCGCGGTCGCGGCGGGCAAGCGGCTGTACGCCACCCTGCACGTGCTGTCAGTGGCGGGCACCACGCCGTCTCTCACCGCCCGGGTCGAGTCCAGCGTGGACAACACGTTCGGCGCGCCCACGACCCAGTTGACGTTCGACGCGGCGAACGCCATCGGCGGGCAGATCCTGCGCACCGACGGCACCGCGATCACGGATACGTGGTGGCGCATGGCTTGTAAGATCTCCGGCACCACGCCCAGCTTCCTGTTCGCCGGCGCGCTCGGCATCCAGTAGCCGCGCCTCACCCCTGCCGGCCCGCGCGCGGGCCCTTCGTCATGCCCTGAAAGGAGGGCCCGTCGTGCCCAAGATGGTTCTCACCGCGGAGTACCTGTCCATCAACGCCAACGTCCTGAATGAGTACACCCGCAAGTGCGAGCTGACGGTCGAGGTCGAGGAGAAGGACGTCACGAACTACGCCAGTGCCGGGTGGAAGGAAGTCCTCGGCGGCATCAAGTCCGCAGGCCTGGCGGTGGAGTTCCTCCAGGACTTCGCCGCGACGGAACTCGACTCGATCATGTGGCCGCTCCTCGGGACGGTCGTGCCGTTCGAGGTGCGTGCCGACCAGGCCGCGGTCGGCACGTCCAACCCGAAGTACACCGGCAACATCCTGATCAACGGCTGGTCGCCGCTGACCGGGTCGGTCGGCGACGAGGCCACCGTGTCGCAAGGCTTCCCGACCTCGGGGGCCGTGACCCGGGCGACCGCCTGATGGCCAGCACGGGCGGCGCCCCCCGAGCATCGCTCAACCTCCAGCTCACGCCGCAGAACCTGCGGAACATTTCCAACGCCCTGCGCGCCGAGGAGGACGGCAAGGCGCTCCGCAAAGAGTTGACCCGCAACATGCGGGAGGCGCTGAAGCCGGGGGCCGCGCAGGCCAAGAGCAACATCATGTCGATGGCGTCCGCGACCCCGCACGGCGGCCCGGCACTGAAGTCGTCGATCGCCCGGAAGATCAGGCCCGAGGTCCGGATCTCCGGCAAGTTCCCCGGCGCGAAGATCAAAGCGTTCAAGACGCCGAACGTGCGCGGCTTCGCCAACGCGGCCAAGCGGACCAACCGGGCGTCCGGCTGGCGGCACCCGGTCTACGGCAACCGCGAGGTGTGGGTCCAGCAGACCGGCAAGGTCCGCTGGTTCGACCACGCGTTCGAGGGCCAGCGCAACACCTACGAACACGCCGTCAAGTCGGCCCTCGCCGACATGGTCAACCGGATCGCTTCCCGCTCGGAATGAAAGGGCATCCTCTGTGAAGGTCACGTACTCCCCCGAAGACGGCGAGCCGCAGGTCTTCAAGTACAACCCGAATGCGCTCATGTCCGCCGAGCGCGAGGCTCTGGAGAAGGTCACCGGGCAGAGCTTCAACCAGTTCGCCATGGGCGTCCTCAGGGGCAACGCTCGCTGCCGGCGGGCGCTGCTGCACGTTCTGCTCAAGCGGCAGCACCCCACCCTGCGGTTCGACGACGTCGACTTCGCGTGGGACGAACTCACTGTCGAGATGACCAAGGGTGAGATCGAGCTGGCGGTGGCCAAGCTGCGGGAGAAGAACGGCGACGAGGACCTGATCGAGGGGATGCTCAAGCAGTTCGAGTCCGCGCCGGAGGACGAGGGAAAAGCCCGGCTGCCGTTCGCCGTCTGAGGCAGCTCGGCAACGCCGCCCACCTGCTGCACATGACCCCTCGCGACTGGGACCTGCTGACCGTCGAGGAGGAGGACCAGCTTTTGGACTGGCTGGACGACTACATCGAGCAGATGGAGAAGGCCCGCAACGCAAAGCGGTAGGGAGGGGGACCGATGTCGGACACCAGTCTCGTCTTCGCCCTGTCCGCCCGGGACGACACCGGCGAGGGCATGCGCGACGCCCGCCAGACGGTGGAGACCGAGACGGCGGGGATGGCCGACGCGGCGGCCGACAACGGGGCGAAGATGGGCACCGCCCTGGCGGCGGCAGGGGCGGCGGCCGGGGCTCTGGCGGCGGCGGCGCTGATGTCCGCGCTGGAGCAGGCCCTGGACGTGTCCGAGGCGACCACCAAGGTGGAGGCCGCGCTCGCGAACACTACGGCGGACATCGGCGCGGCGACGGACGCCATGACCAACGTGTTCACCGACGGCTGGGGGGAATCGGCCGTCGAGGTCGGGGACGCGATCAGGTCCGTGACTCTGAACATGGACGAGTTCACCGGCAACCAGCAGGGCCTGGAGGACATGACGAAGAAGGCCATGGCCCTGGCCAAGGTCTTCGACGACGACATCAACAAGGCCACGGCGGCAGCCGGTCAGATGGTGAAGACCGGTATGGCCGACTCCTTCGACGAGGCGATGGACCTCCTGGCCGCTGGCATGGGCAGTGTCGCCAACAAGAGCCAGGATCTCCTCGATACCTTCAACGAGTACCCGACGCAGTTCCGTCGCCTCGGCCTGGACGGCGCCACCGCGATGGGCCTGATCAGCCAGGGCCTCAAGGCCGGCGCGCGGGACTCCGACTCCATGGCGGACGCCCTCGGCATCTTCGGCGAGATGGCTCTGGCCGGCGGCAAGCAGGTCGACGCGGCCTTCGAGTCGATCGGCCTGAACGGCGCGAAGATCGGCACGCAGATGCGGGCCGGTGGCGACGAGGCGACGCAGGCCCTGCAAGACACCATGGACGCGCTGCGCGGCACCGACGACGAGACCGTGCGCCTGGCCGCCAGCCAGGTTCTGTTCGGGGACCTCGCCAACACCCAGGCCGACGCGCTGTTCGCCCTCGACCCCGCTTCGGCGGCTGCGGCCGGCGGCTTCGACGACGTGGCGGGCGCGGCCGACAAGGTCGTCGACAAACTCGAAGACTCCCCCGCCATGAAGATGGAGGCGTTCAAGCGGGGCGTTCAGCAGAACGTCATCGACTTCCTCGGCGGCGAAGTCCTGCCCGCGGTCGAGGAGTTCAAGGACGGATTCCAGGAGGCGTTCGGCGGCATCTGGGCCGAGGCCGCCGAGGGCGGCGCCGAGGGCGCGGACCGCATCGTCAACTTCTTCCAGATCCTCGGCCAGAAGCTCCTCGACAAGGCCATCGAGTTCGCGCCGAAAGCGGTCGAGGCGCTG